TTGAAAACAATAGTTAAAAATATAGGTGGTAAAAATATATTAGCTACAGCAGAAGAACATTTAAGCCCTCAAATAGAAAAGTTATTGTATTTGCTAACTAAAGTAGAATATAACAAATTAGTTGATGGATTTTCTATACAAGCTGGTTGGTCTATTTTTGTTCTATCCAAACGTGAAGATGGGTATCACATTATTGCCCCAGATTATACAAAAAATCCATTTAAGGATACTACAGAGGATCTAACAATTGCTTTATGGGTGCAATTAGAACAAGTACACTGTTTACGTCAGTTAAATATTGATGGTGAAATGATAAGGTTTAGCGATAAAATAGTGACTGCAAAAAATGTGTTACAACTAGATGAGATTTATTTACAAAGGGCTGAGGATTGTGAAAAAGGTGATTCTGGTTGGTATATCGGTCCTGTCGATGAAACAGAAGGTGAATTAGAAGCATTTTATGCATATCAGCTACTAAAAATTAGACCTTCAATTATTCAAGTTTTAGCCTTACCTTATGAATATCTAGTAGTTTTTGAGAAAGATAAAATCAAAGCAATTTTAGATGATAACGATCTTGATGTTTGGAATGGAGTTACAAACTGAGATTGGTTAAGTTCTAAAATAATTGATAGGAGTTAACCGCATGGACCCCGAAGCTTCGGAAATTCTAGGAATATTAGACGTTTATGAAGAAAGTAAAAGAGAAATTTTTGAAATGATAGAAGCTGAAGGAATGGCTCACATTAAACTAGACACATACAATATGGAAAATAATTAAGTATAAATAAAAAAAGAGCATCCCTCCTATTAAAACAGGAATGCTTTTTTTTTAATTTCGCTATTACTTCACATACACATAGGCTTCATTTGCAGTTACATAGTATGTTTTACCTTTGCTATTGTGTACTTTATATTGTGACGATCCATTGACAGTTACTTTTGCATCAATAGTAAATCCTAGTCCTGTATCTACAGAACCAGCAACATCTTTATCCTGCCAAGATAGAGCATCATAGAAACGTAGATTGTTAACTTTAGATACAACGCGTTTCCCTACAATAGATGAATCCACTTTACTTTTCTTTTCGAATTTCACATAAGATGGATCGTTCTTGATCCACTGCTCTCCACCAAGATTTAACCAACCATCCTTTTCAGCCCATACAACATAAGATTCTGGTTTATTTAACTGACGAATCTTAGAATAGCTTGTATCTGGCCCTTTACGTAAATTAACATTGTAGCCTTCAATATAAGCAATTCCATCTGTTACCGCTGTCGGTACCTCTACCGGCTTAGATGGCTTTTCAGGCACAGAAACATCCACATTAGAATTTTTATATGCTCGTTGTACATCTGCTCTAAATTGAGCTTCTGAAACGCCATGAGACTTTAAGTAGTCAAGTGGATCTTCATGATCTGTTCCACCAAGGTATTTTGTTACATCATTGTGAGTCCATAATCCTTTTTCCACAGATAAACCACGATCACGAAGAATTTTAGCAAGTAACTTCACGTATTTATCATAGCTGCGTTTGAATTTATCGTAATCCGCTGTTTCGCAAAGTTCTACATGTACAAAGCGTTTATTTGCTCCTGGTCCACCACCATAAGCAATGTACTTTGTATCAGCAATTTGGATTGTTTCATTCCAATCTACTGCATAATGAACGAATGCATTTCTCCATGTACGAGACTCATATTTTTGAATATTGATAGCTGGTGCTTCTGGAGTCGCCGTAGAATGAGCTACGACGCCCTCGTAAGCACCAACACCGTAACGATATGGTTGTTTAGGTAAATCAGGAATAAAAAGTGTTCTATCAGCAAAAGCACTTGTAGCAAACGAACTAGCAAGTACTAAAATCATATGAAACGAGGTAATATGTTTCAGTGTCTTTTTCATTTAGCATCAACATCCTTTTTCATAATTTTTGTGTGGTGAAATAATCCACTTGCTGACAATCCAATGATGATTCCTTGAAATACATTTGTTTTGATATCTCCGCCCAAAAATAAAACGCCTAGCACAATGCCAAGCGTTAAATTCAATAGCGGAACATATTTTGTTTGTAATCCAATTGTCTTCCCAATTTGTGAAAGACCAACTACAATTCCAATCATTACTGTAATTTCAAACATTACATACCACCTCCTTTCAAGAAGAAGTTAAGAGCTGCCAAAACAATTCCACCCACTATAAGTCGTAATATCCAGGTAGTATTGGCACCAATTTTATCTAACTGTTTAGTGATATTAATAATGTCTTTTTCGTTACCTGTCGTTCGATTTTCTAAGCTTTTGATTTCTAAACGAATGTCCTTGATATCTTGCTTTATTTCTTGAACGTCACTTCTTACTTCTTGTAACCCTTCCACTTTGACCACCCCTTTTTAGGCAAAAAAAATAGAGCGACATATTTGATTGTCTCTCTTTGGTTTATTCTTTTTCGATTGGTGCGACTTGTTGTGCTGCTATTTGTTCTTCAAGCATTTTAATTTTCGCTTCCATCTCTGCCTTTTCTCGTTCTAATTCTTCTTTTGTAGGGGCGAAATATATTGCTTTTACTGATTTTTCTATTTCTAAATCAATTGCCTGTAACTCTGCAACCCTTCCATTCCAGACAACCTTATAGTTTTGTATAGTGTCAGTTACATAGCGATCAACTCGGAAGAAATGCATATAATCATTACTTGGTATAATATGTTGACCACATTCTAACCGCGTTATATTCCCTGCATCATCTGAATCAGCATAAATACATGTTTTATACCGTTCATACAAATCGTATTGTTCTTTCATTTCCATTCCCATCACCTTTCTTGCCATGCACTTAATAATCTTGCATAAGCGGTATGATTGGCACTATTGGATGCTAATTTCAAATAGATATACTTCATATTTCCTGTTGGTACACCCAGATCAATCATGGCATTTACATAATAATCATTCGCAATCGTTTTGCTATGCATGGTGTACCATAAGTCCTTTCCGTCTACATCGGTTATTTTCACTTGTGCCGATGAACCCGGATCAATTGCAAGACTCAACGCAAAAACTAAATATCTACCTGTATGTTTTAAAGTGAAGTAATTACAATTCGACCATGTTGTATTACGTGTTGCATACCAATAGGCGCTATAATTTACACCTGGTGACATAAACGGCGGTTCATGAGAACTAACATTCATATCAAAGTTGGCTATCCCGTTTATGATTAAATTGTAACCATCTTCCCGTTCTATTTGCACAGCGCCTTTTTTTGAATACAGACCACGATAGTCCAATCTTGCAAAGGAATCTGATTTCCCTGTATTGGCCGTTATACCATTCGAGTCCAAATTTATTGTTGTTGGAAGTGGACTTGTTAAACGTAAATCCGTTTGAATCTTTTCAATCTTCTCTCGTACTTCATCCGGGTTTTCTGTCCAGCCAGTTAATATGCTACCTTCTTGAAACGCCATCTCAATCACATTTAATGTACCGGATGCCATCCCATTAAAAATATAAGGAGAAAAATATAAATCTTTATCTTTTGGTGTTAAAAAAGTGACGTATAACCTTTTCCATTGTTTTGATAAAAATGATTGATCATACTTAATAATTTCAACCATCTGTCCAGCTGTATCTTTTGCTGTATGCGCCCAAAAATGAAGTGGCGTTATCACTGTCCCATTTCCTGCTGCTGAACCGTATGCCATTGTAGAATACGTATAATAGGTATTTCTTTTCAAAGGTATATTAGGTTCAAGGTACTTAACCCCTTGTGGCATAAGAACCCTTAATGTTCTCTTTCCGTTATATAAGATTGAACTATCTGGAACACCGCCACCTTGTCCATTGTCTCCCCACAGCCGATTCGCAATAAAGTCCGCTGTATTTTTTAAAATATTACTTCCACCAGATGTTTGTTCGTCTACATTCTTTTTCGCTTTCGCTTGGATAACTTCACTTAGAGCATCTACAGCTTGATAGTATTTGAGCCATGTATCACCCCATACAGTAGGGTTAATGGAGATAACTTTGTCTTTATTACCAATAGAGGTGTCCCATACATCAATTGGTGTAAGATCTTCTAGAAATAGTTTTAAATTCGTATATTGGGTTGCCACAGCGATATAGTTCGCATCTGAAGTAGGTATCCCTATGTTAGTTGCCTGTTTACGAATAGAATAAAACTCACCTTTTCCTCCACTGTCTAAGGCGGTAACGATTGGCAAAGTATTTGCTGTATCAGGCAACACTGTTCCAATTATATTTGCTAGTTGTTCTTTAATATATCTCCGTTCCATAATGTCAATTTTGGAATCGTCCACAAAATCTAATAATGTCTTTGATATATTTTCCGTTGTTTTTTGAGCCGTTTCTGCTATTTCTTTCGCTTTTAATACAATCAATCCGTTCAAGGCGGTTTGCGTTTCAAAATAATTCTTCAAACGATTTTTATACAATTCCCCATCGATTATAGAATCTTTTTTCATATTTGAAGGCGCTAAAATGGCAGCCTTGTTATTTTCATCAACCAACACTGTTAAAAAAGTTTTTAATTCGTTGTACCTTTGAGTATACATATCTCTTTCTGCAATCTTTTCTTCTGCCTTCCAATATCCAAGTGCGATCTGTATCATGGATCGATACTCATTTTGTATTTTATTCCATTCAGAATTAAGATACTGTTTTTCAATTACGCTAATCACATTATCTTTAGATACATTATCAATTAAGGTTTCTAATCTGTTTGAAACCTTTAATGGATCATAACCTTCTTCAAAAAATGTACCTAGTCCAATTCGGACATTATTTGCTTCCAATTGACCAACAACACCCGCTGAAGTAACAAGCCCTTCATAAGTAAGGGCTTCTTTAAATGTTTTTCCACTATCTCGGCTAATTCCGATACCAGCACTGGTGAAGGCTACAAGGTTATTTGGATTTTTAGGATCAACGCCAAGTATGCCATTCTCAAATGTTAATTCTGTTTGAGCGTTCTTAATTGCTTCACTTGCACGTTTAACGCCTTCATCTAAGGCATTGTATTTAATTTTCCCATCTTCGTTTACAACGCCACTCATTGCCTTCTGTACAGTTTGAAAAAGTGTCCCACCAAAAGATTTTTTATAGTTAGCTAGTGTAACCCTACATGCAATCGGCTCTAGCTTCGCATTAAATACTTCCTCAATCTCCATAATTCTGGTTTCAATATCAATATCCATTGGCTCATAAATTAAAAGAACCCGATCCCCTTCATTCGGAACATTGTAGGGGTATCCGGCTTTTCTCAAATCTATAAAGTCAATTGTCATACTGACAACTGGCGTGTCCTGTAGGTTTTCTTTTAATGCCTTATCTAGCCCTTCTATAGTTGTATATCGTTCATCATCTATGGAATCAGCTTCATTTAGACCGAATTTATGTACATTCGGACTGGTGTATTCTCTCTCTAATCCGTCTTTACCATATCCACGAATATAAGTAGCAAGGGGTTTTGTATCAGTATCACGCTCGAATGTTTTGATATTATAATTGTATCGAAATTGAAAGTCTGTATCTTCCCCTATTCTTTCTTTAAAACTCGCGAGGTTTCCACGCACGGATATTTCTGCCTTATAGCGTTCTAATATCTTTTTTAATAACGCCAATCGATTTTCTTTACCAAACTCTTGAAAGTCTTCCGCATAAAACTGATCAATAATTGCTGTTTGATAACCAGTTCCTTCGAATACAAAATCTACCGCATCACGAAACGTCATGCTGCCATTATGAACTTTGTACTGTTGTTTATTCAACATATTCACGTAAAATTCATGAATGCATTCGGCCCTTTTATAAAACTTATCCCCTATAGTTCTTTCTGCTAAATGCTTTACAATATAAATTTCGCCATCAAATTCAATTTTGCTTTCTTCTTGTACCAACGGAAAGGAATGTGTATTTTCTTCTGTAGGATATAGTAGAAAACTGATTCCTTTTTCCCCATTCACCCTACGGACTCTAGTTATAGTTGGAAACCCTGTTAGTATCTCTGTACTTCCTGCTAAATCAGTTACTGTAACTAATTCCAACATCGCACCTCCTCTATAAGTATTGGAAACGAAAATCGAATGAAATAGAAAAAGCGCCTTTAGCGCCTGTGATTTCAAATTCATTTATTCCTTCCCTTAAAGATATTACTTTTTTATTTGTGTTTCGAACAATGGACAAGCTGTTTTTCGTACTTCTCACTTGATCTATCACAATTGTATCTTTATCCGTTGTTGTGCCGTTATACGTCCATTCGTCTTTCGTTGTTTTGTTTTTAATCTTAAGGTTTTCAGAAGCACCTTTAAAGGTAATTCGTAAAGGCATTTGCCTTGGATCAATTTCTACTTCACCTTTATTATCAATAGAGAATGTAGCTGTTGTTCTTGTGTACTCTGTTTTCATCTTTTCTAACGTCGATTGTACGGATTCAGCAAAAGCATTCGCTGATTTATACTGAATTTCTATAAGGCTGTAGTTTCCGTTCGCCTGCGGTTCTACTTCATACTTATTTGACACTCGTACTTTCCAACGCTTTTCAGGCTCTCTATTTGAAACAATATAAAATGGAGATTGCGAAGCGAAAAGACGGAACATAAAATTTCGAACTTTATAAAAATCATCTATCCCATGTGGTTCTGCGAGAAATAAAGATTTAATATCTTCCCTTGAATTAAAACTTCCACCTAAATCAATTTCCCCATGTCTCCCATCTAACTTTTCGTATCCAGTGTTATAGAAGGGGGAATTAGGAAGAAAGTTTAAAACAGTAAGTTTGTCATTAGATGAAATAACAAACTTAGAACCATCTTCCTGAATAATTGTAAGAGTTTGATTCGTCATCGTCTCACCCCTGCATTGTATAAATCTGTCTCAAACTTCTGTCCTTGCAATAGCTCTAATGGAGATATTAATAATTCTGCGAGAACCATTCTATCTATTACAATTTGTAGTGGTCTTTGTTGTGCAAGATCTTTGTTACTATATGGCATATATTGTCCCTTATCTGGATTATCGTTATCTGGTCTATACTGAATGGCATTAGGATTATCCGATAACACTTCTCTCCATCTAGAAAGATTACCAACATCATAAATTGAAAGTCCTTCAAAACGTTCCATTTGACGTCCGATTTCTCTAACCATATCACGCATATTCTCTGGGATATGTGTTATCCAATCGTTTTGCCAATCTCCATCCACAAAGATTGCATTGAAATATTTCGTTAATGGCTCATCACCTTGAAAACTAAATATTTCTTCTGGTTTTATAGAACGAATACCATCAATTGCACCTGTTACTGTATCTTGCAAGGCATCTCGTACTACAGAATATTGACTCTTAATCCCGGCTGCAAGTCCTTGCGCCATTTGAACACCTGCAAATGCTAAATTATTGGATTTTAGCGTATTTACAAGAGACTTATAAGCATTCGTCCCAAGAGTGCGGCTTTCATTTTCTGCCATATAAGATGTTTTTTGAATACCCAGCGCAAAACCTTCACTAAAAGGTTTACCACCCTGATCACGTGTTAATCTTGATGGAGAGTTCATATTAAGTGTAGCCTTTAAAGCATCGAATGCACCTCTTGCTAAACTAGATGCTACACTTTGTACATTCCATCTACCATTAGAAATACCTGAAGCAAATCCACTAGAAAATGCTTCACCGGGACTGATCGAACTAACACTTTTCAGACCAGAATTCCCACTTTCCGCTACATTAGAACCACTTGATCTCGCTTGCCCCTTTGTATCTTCCATACCTTGAGCAAACTGACTACCACCTTTTTGACCCTGTGGCGTACCATTAACGTTATTAAAGCCAGCATGAGCTGAAGCTACAGCTTCAAGAGCACTCCCTCGGATATAACCATTTTGATTGACGATACCACCTGCAAAACCTTGGCCCCCTTGATTACCTGCCGGGTTTCCATTTATCGTGTTAAAAGCACCATGAGCACTAGCGACTACTTGCAAAGTACTTCCTCTAATATAGCCCTCTTGATTTATTATCCCTTGTCCTAATTCACTACCGCTCTTATTCCCTCCACCGCCATCGGTTGTACTTCCCATAATACCTTCCACAGCTTGTTTTTTCCCTGTTGCTGCATTTTCTGGGGCTGTATTACTAGCAATTCCATTTGCGGTTGTTTGTGAGATATTTGAACCTTGTTGAGTTGTATCAATATTTGTTTTTTGCACAACCATTTGTCTAATGACTTCAAGCGCTGTATCTATGTTAATTTGTCCGTTTTGCAACCCTTGTGCAAGGGAACTAGCTGTAAACTGTCCATTAGGACCTAAATCATATTTTGTTTGATCGTCCAGTGTTATTCCTAACTTGTTAAATACATCTTGTACACCGATGAAGCCCATTTCCATGCCTGTTTTTAAAGTAGACATGATTTTGGTTCCATCTTGAGATAAATCAGTAGCTGTTAATTTAGATAAATGTTGTTGAAAATAAATAAACACAGCGTCAATACCAACTGTGCCTTCTTTCAAACCATTTACAAATTGTGTTGATGTCATTTTGCCCAGTGGGCCCAAATCAATTTCTAAATTCTTTTTAAGATCAAGATTTAATTTTGTAGCAATATCTGTAACGTTCATTTGCTTTAATCCATCAGCAAACGTAGTCATCACTTTAATACCCTCTGCGGTTAATGGTTTACTCCCCATCTCTACACGCATTGTATTTATAAGAGCAACCGCTACATCCTGAACCTTATATTTACCTGTTTTTATACCATCAACAAACTCTTCGACCTTTACTACGCCTTTTTCACCTAAGTTAACAGCCTTTGTACCATCTTCTAATGCATAAGCGATATCACTACCAATTTGCACAGCCTTTTCACGAGTTGATTGAAAAAGGCTATCATAAACAGTATTAGAATTGGCAATTAGTGCTTCACCATATCTTTTTACCTCATCAGCACTTTTCTTACGTAAATCAGATTCTTTTGCGGCTCTATCTTGAAGCCTTTTAAATAAATTTTCATTCGTACTCTCGATTATCTCTGAATTCTTTACGTATTCGCCAAATCCTCGACCTTGAATTTTAATTTTTTCAGTTTCGGCTTTCGTAATACCCGTTGTTAAATCCATTTCAATACCCTTGGACTTTAACACTTCCTGTGCTTGTTGAAGTTGTTGTTTATATCCTTCTGTTATTAAGATAGACTGATCAGAGTATTTCTTATTAATTTGTGCAATCGCAATCTCTTGCCCTTTAGTATCAGCTATTTTACTTTTTGCAAATTCTATTTCTTTCTGTCTAGCCTTATCTAACTCATCCGTTAATTTTTTATATTCAGACCCTAAATCTTTTACTTTACCTTGGATTGTTTCAACAGAAGTATTGCTGTTGAAGTTATCCATTGCTTTACCTATTTTTTGAATCTCATCCACGCTTTTTGACGCTGCTTTTCCTACTTCACTATCGATAGCTTTTAAAGCTGTAAGAAATACCGACTTATCAGCTGCAGTCATCTTATATATCTGTCCATTATATTGTGTAAGTAAGCTTTGAATTTTCTCATTCGCTTTGATAACTGCCTCTTCTTGCGCTTTAAATACTTCCATTTGATCATTTAGAATTTTGTCTTTCGCTCTTAATACTGCTGTATCTGTTTCATCAGAAAACCAGCTATCTAAATGCGCCTGAAGTTTCCCTCTATCTTTATTAATCGCTTGAATGGCTTCATCCGCTAATTTACCGAACTCATCATGAGCACGTTGTACAGCTTCTTTTGCTTTATCCCCAGTAAGCACCGGGATTTCATCTAACGTCTTAAAAGCTTTTTCTTTTAAATTTACGTATCCTTCAATTGCTTTTTTTGTACCTTCGCTTACACCCTCGCCGTATTTCCTGCTATCTTCTTCTGCTTGTTTCGCTTTTTTACCAGCTTCGGCAAAAGCAAATCCTAATGCACCTAATCCGATTACAACGCCACCAATTGTTGCAACAATTGGGTTTGCTATAATTGCACCTACAGCAAAAGAAAGCATTCCAAGGGCACTTACTACCCCTAATACTGCTGGGGCTAATAATAATGATGTACCATATACTTTTTTTGTACTATCATCTAATCCGTTAAACCAATCTGCTACACCTTTAATTGATTCTTTTAGTTCCGGTATAGCTTGTTTAGCAATATCTAGAATCACTTTACCAAGTGGTTCTAATGCAATTTGTAATTCTCTGGTGACTGATTTCCATTGCTTTGCACTTGTATCATAACCGTCAACCATTTTATTCATTGCACCACTATAGTTTCCTAAGCCCGTTTCCATATTGTTTAGAGATAACATAGTAGTAGCTTCGAGGTCTTCCCATTTCACGCCAAAAAGTGCAACGCCTAACTGATTTACTTTAATTTGGTCATCAGTAGTTCGTAACTCATTTAATACAGCATTGAAGACATCCTTTGAAGTAGCTTTCCCTTCTAACATTGCTTGCCAAACCTTTTGAGTTTCCTTGCTCATTTGGCCCATCGCTTCTGTTGTGGACTTACTACCATCTTTAACACGGATACCAAACTCTTTCATTACATCATTCACATAGTCGAGATTATAAGCACCATTTTTACTACCATTAATCAAAATCGTAAACATTTCATCCGCACTAAATCCCATCTCATGGAACAAAGGACCATACTCACTTAAATTATCAAATAGCTCATTTGAATAATTTAACCCTTTAGCTGATCCTTGTGCTAATAAATCAAACGCTTGTTGTCCAGATAAGCCAAAACGGCCCATTAATTGAGCCGCACCACGAGTAACCTCGTTTACATCCGACTCCATTGTTTCCGCTAAGATTTCACTGTCTCGAGTTACTTGTTTTAAGGTTTCATCATCGTTAATATCTTTAATATTACGCTTTACTTTAACTAAAGAATCGCTGACACTAGCTAAATCCTCACCATATCCTTCACGCCATACTTCTTTTGCTACAGCACTAACTTTTAAGCTTTCTTCTCTCGTTAATCCTAAACCAGCCTGTACTTTTTTATTTGCTTCTTCAAATTGACCTGCATTTACTACTAATGCACCAACACCTGCCGCTACACCCACCGCGGCCGCTCCAAATCCTTGACTAATTCTTGACCCAGTATCTTGCATTGTGTTTCCAACTTCGTTCATGCGTTCTCGCAATCTTCCAGAAACATTACCTAACTGGTCCATTCTTTCTTGTGTATCGCCTAATTCATTCCGATAACGATGTAATGCTGCTGAAGCGTTATTAAAGGCTGTATCATTTCGGGAAACTTGTGCTGTTAATCGTTGTAAAGCTTGTGTGCCTTGTTTATATTCTTGTTGTAATTGATTATATTGAGTTTGTAAATCTTTTGTTTCTTGCGCATTTTTGCCATATGCTTGTGTACTTTGCTGTATTTCTTGTTCCAACTGTTGCATTGATGTAGCTAATTGCTCACACTTTTGGCGCATTTCTTGTTGTTTTTGCTGTGAAGTCCTTAAAGCTTGCTCATAATGCTTCATTTTTTGCGTTTGCGCTTCAATCTTTTGATTTAAATGATTTGCCTTATTCTCCAGCTGATCCATCTCAGAGCCAACGCCACGTAACTGTTCTGAAGTATTTCTAAACTCTGCATCAATTCGTTTCAGACTTCGATTAATACCTGCAATTCCATTTTCAAACTGATCTGTGTCCAACCGGACGCGACCACCTATTGTATTATCACCTAATGCCATTCAATTCTCACCTACCTTTATAACCATGCTGGCGCTTGATTTGCCGATGTCACTCGATTTGTCTTTTGCTTTTTAGCCAAACAGGTAAAGTAAAACGCAATATCCATTTCGTTAATTTGATTTTGTGTCATTCCTGCATCCATAAGTACGTTGTATATATCGATTACGATGTCTTGATACTTGATTGTTTTCTTTTCGGTTTCATCTCTAGCTGTTTCATCAACTTTTTTTTCGCATCTTCTACCGTTTCCATTACCGTTATCGCTTCATTTAGACGACCCATAATTGTTAAACAAATAGAATGAATGGTAAGGCTTAAAAACCATACATGAGTACCATCAACAAATTCCTGTGCCGTAAATTGATTACCATACACTTTAGCAACAAAATTAGCTGCTCTTTCAATTGTTTCTTTTGGTACAAGGTCTGCTTGTAATTCGTCCGCTAATGTTGATGCTTCAAACGTTGCTGAACCCGGAATAAACTGTGGTAAATAAAAATCTTTTTGACCTTCTGCATTCTGTAAAGTAATTTTCATCCACTTTTCCTCCTACATTAAAATAGGGATGGCATTTGCCATCCCATTATTCTTATTCTATTAAGGTGTTGCTACAGGTAGAGTCGGCACTGCTTTAAACCAATTCGCCGCTGCTGCTGCATCAAATCCAACTTCTTCTTCATCTAATCGATGTCTCCAGTTACCATCCGCACGTTGAATAGCCTTACCTTTGATTTTTGCGCTTTGGAATGTCGGTTTGTCTTCAGCCGTTTTATGCTCATCGCTCGGAAGCTCAAACTTCATTTTGTAATAACATACATATAAATTTTTCCCGTTGTCGTATGGTAAGCGATATAATAAAGCTACATAAGGAGCTACATCGCTTGTGTTATCCACAACTTGACCTTTTACAACCTTTTTTCCTAACAACTCCGCATAAATGGATAAAGGTAATCTATCTACTTCCAATTCGATTTCAGTACCCCCGAATGCACTAGCTGTTGCTGCTGGTCCACCTTCAGCATAAAAAGTTGCCCCTTCGGCTTTAGGTGAAGCTTTCCCACTAACTGTTTTACCGATTCGTTTTGGTGTAGTGTACGTTGCCTTTCCATCTGCCGCCTCTGTCAAAACCGCATAATGTAAGTCTCTAAAATCAATTGCCATTGCCATATTTCATTTTCCTCCTTAATTAATAATTTCCGTTACAAAACGAAAACCATATCGATAAATTTTTGTATCCATTTCATAATCTGGATAGGTACTTAAACGCTGAAAAGACAGCTTTTTCATAGCTGCCTGAACTGCGGTTTTTAGTTGTGCTTTGATTGGTGACATTGACCATATATCAACTTGATACATAACGATTGAAGTTGTTTCCTCATTCTCCGCATACATTCCTGGAGATGTATTTAATTCAGAAAATGTAATCCATATAGGTGTATTATCGTTACCTTTTACAAACTGATATATGAACTCTCCGCCTAGCTCAGATTTAATAAATACATCTGTACGTAATACATCGAACACATCTTTATTGAAATTCCTCATCGTCCTGTGACCCTACGCATAAATTCTCGTTCCATTGCTTGCAACACCTCTTTTTCACTCTGAACCAATGTTTTCTCTACAAAGCCTTTAAGTGGAGGGTTAGGATTTCTACTAGTCCCCCAATTTTGAAACTTCATATAGAAGTGAGGAGATCGGTCTGCTTTATCCCATCCTATTTCAACAAAATAAGAGCCGCCTTTTTTTACGACTCTTCCCTCTTCAATAGCATTTTTAGCATGTTTACCATCCCACCATGGTTGCTTTGGTGTCGGTGTATTTGGTTCAGGTCCTACAGGAGAATTAAACTCTAGCTTCTGCTTAAATACTCCCGCACCCGCTTTTAATGCTTCTTTTGTAATTTTAGGGACATCTTGACCTAAACCCTCTAATTCACGAATCCATTCTTCTATACCGAAGACCTCTAATTCTGCCAATTGGATCGCTCCTCACAAATTAGGCACATTTCCTTATGCTGTTCGTCGATATCAATAACTGACTTAATCTCATATAGTTTGCCATCATACCTTGCACGCATTGCTGAATTGATGCCTTTTCGATATCGGATTGTAAAATTTATCAATTTAATAACAAACTCTGCATTCCCTTGAAATATTTCAGATCTAAACCCTGTACCAAATGGCGTTTTAGCTTCTGCCCACACTTTAACGAACTCTTTCCATTCAGATGGAATAGCGTTCCCTTCCTCATCTTTTGTTTCTGATGATTTTCGTTCTAGTATGATTCGTTTATTTAATTTACTTGGATTCATTGGTTATCACCGCTATCGTAATCCCTTAATTGTAATATCATAGTTTCTAGCGACTGCTTTAATGCAGGGACATTTAATGATTTATCTTGATTCTCATAGTTTAATAAAACATGCGTTATTACCGCGATTTTATATAGTGCCTTTTCACTTTCAGGAACACCCGATTGTAATAAGGATTCTTTTGCTCCATCGATTAGAAGTTGAATATCTGTATCCTCTTCATCTCCATCGATTTTCATTTTTCTTTTTAATAGCTCTAACATATAATCACCTATGATCCTGAAGCATTGGTTTTCGCTGATAATTCAACGCTAAACGGAGAATTTAATCCGTTATTTCCAACTGCTTTCACTTGATAAGAATATGTTGTATCACCAGTTAGACCTGTGTCTTTATAGGTCGCTGTTACTGATGTCCCTACTTGTTTTCCATTGCGCAGTATTTGATACTCTTTAATGCCCCCATCATACACAACAGGAGACCAACTAATGTTGGTCGTTGTTACTGTTGTAGAATCAACTTGTAACCCTGTTGGTCCTTGGGGAGGATTAGGGTGTAGTCTGCACTTCAGCGATACGGAATGCTGATTTTAGTTTAATTTTATGGTCAAACCAAGCTGTTAAAACAAATAATTCAATACCTGTTTTTACATCTTTGTCACGATCATAAATCATATTTGGATCGTAGTTGAAGTGAGAATATCGGAAATCACCAACAACTGGATTCACTGCTGAATCACAGAACTTAACTGGCTTCCCTAAAACCTGTTCTGGTTGCGCATTATATAAGGTAGCACTACCATTAGCAAGTGTTTCAATTATTTCTAGATAATCTGTGTAGCGCATCTCAATAGTCGCATTTTCACGAAAATCTTCATGTAAATCTGCAACTGCTGACTTAATAGCTTTATATAAAGTTGCGCCTTTAACTGACTTAATGCCAGCTTTATAGAATGACATAGATTCTTCTCCAGCTTTAGGCGTTGTAGCAAATGCTACTTTTTTCTCTTTTGCTGCTAAACCACTTTCTAACGCTTGATCTACAGTTTGTACTAAGTTTGTATCAGTTGCTGCTAAAACAGTCTCTGAAATAGGTACAAACACCTTAAATTTATTACGTCCGAAGGTTACAACATCACCTTCCGCTTTTAATTCTTTTGCTGTTGCTGTATCAGCAATAAAATCATCATCATCTAATGTAAAAGTAACTTTAGGGATTTCAAGGTTTGTTACACTTGTAAATGTAGATACGTCTCTTAATGGGTTTTTGACAAATGGTTCATGCAATAATTCATTTGTCATTGTAGTTGGAAGAATCTTTTCGCCACCTGTTGAATTTTTATCACCAAGAGCTGCTCGTGCTTCTTGTGACAATGTACCTCCACGAATTGTAGCTCGAACCAATTCTGCTTTCGCTGCAACTACCTTTTGCTTTGGGTCTTCAATAGATTGCAAGCCAGTTTGAGTTTGAAATTGTGCTTTTTGTTCAGCTTCCATCGTGTCATGTTGTTCTTTAATTACATTAAAACGCATTTGAAGATCTTGCTTGGATTGTTGTAACGCTTTAAGACTTTCCATAGTTGTGGATGGATCAATTGCCTTCTGAGAAAGCTCACTCTCTACTTTTTGTAGTTGTTGACCAATAGTAGATAAATTTTGTTTTAGTTCAAACAATGTATTTTTTGAGAAGTATTGAAAGTTACCAATAGATAATCGAAATTTATTTTTCATTAATGAATTCCTCCTAAAATTGTGTTTATATAGTCCACGTTTGCTTTCGCTTCTTCGGCAATTTTTTGTCGTTCTAACATTTCGTTTGGCGATACGTTTGCTTGTGTATTTACTAATTG